TTTCAGCAGTTCCGCGACAGCCTTTTTTCCGAGCGTATCGGTCTCCATGCCGTTTTCAGCGAGCCAGTCTTTCATCTGCCGGACTGAGTTTGGATTGTCGAGCTCCGTCAGTCTTTTCATAGCGTCGGTCAGCTCTGCCCGGGATCGGGCGTCCATTCGGATCGCTTCTTCCACCAGCGTCAGATCCAGCGCAACACCCCGGTCGTTGATCTCCTGATCAAGGTGATATTCATCCCATACAAATTCAGGCACAGGAAATTTAGCCAGCTTCGCCTGTATCGACAGTTCGGCTTCTACATCCCGGGCGTTATACCGCTTGAAGGCAGCCCATTTGTCAGGAGTATGGATGGGCAGGTTACGTGTCCGTCCACCGTTGGACTTCGTCGGTGGGCAGGGTTGGCAGAAATATTTTATCAGCTCCTTACCCTCCGTCAGCTTTTGCTTCTCGAGCCCGAGCACCGTACCGACACCTTCCAGCGACAGCGGCAATCCCATCGTCGCCGCCCACACCATCGTGCAGCGCCAGGAAGCCGGCGAAAGGTATGTTCCGGTGGGCAGGCCCAGGAATCGCGACAGGCAGATGCGCTCGAATGCGCTGTTGTGGGCGAATTTTAGGATGCTGTCATCTGACAGCGCTGCCAGCACCCCGGTTGGAATCTTCTCTCCAGTGGCTAGGTCGACGACCTCTATCGGTCCACCGTCCACGCTGTAGCCGAACAGCAGGATTTCAAAATCCGGCGATTCGATGTAACGGTAGACGCCTGATTTGGGAAGCGGAGTGCTGCAAAAGGTTTCAATATCAATAGAAAGTGTTTTCATTTCGACCTCTTTCAAAAAAGGGAGAGGCGGCATTTATCAGGTCTCCGCCGCCTCTTGCCCGGTTCACGATCAACTCACTGCTTGACAGCTTTTTTGTCTTTGTGCGTTTTGACCTTTTTGCGGATATAAGCTACCAGCTGGTAAATCCAATAGCCGTAACCCACAATCGACAGGCCGACAAGCGTTCCGAAGCCGCCGATAACGAGCCAGTGTTTCGCAAATTCATAGAAATCCATAGTTGGCACCCCCTTAGCTCAGAAATTCGTTATCGTCATCTGTGGCGAAATCGTTCTCCGCGCTGATCTTGCCGCCAAGCGGTTCACCGTCGCGCACCTTCTGCAGGTTGTTCAGGCCGCAGGCGATGCCGCGGTTACCGTTGCTGTTGAACGCGTAAAAGCTGATGCTGGCGCGCCCGTATACGCCGGAGTAGACCTCGGAACGGGTCAGGATGGGATTGCGGTCCGTATCCACAATGCCGGGCGCGGTCGTTGCGTTGGCGTTGATGAAGTACGCGCCTGCGTAGGCTGCATCGTCCGGACGCTCGATATCGCCGTCGCGTAACGGACTCTTGATCGCAGCAAGGGGTGGGACGACTTTTCCGTTGCCTTTGAGTTTTGCTTCGCCTTCGAGATACGCTGCCTCGATGGCGCCCTTGATCCTGGCGACGGTCTTAGTGTCGGATTTCGGGATGATGAGGCTGACGCTGTATTTCGGCGTGCCGCCATTGATGCTCTTGGGCTCCCAGACGTTGGCGTAAGACCAGCGGGTATCGGGACCGGTAATGACCTTCATGGGGTTGTTGACTTTCGTAGACATATCATTCTTCTCCTTCGTTTTCTTTAAAATCGGATGCTGCTGTTGACATCGCCGGACGTTTATCGCTCTCCGGCACCAGCGTGGGTTTGCCTTGCGGCTTTTCGATGAATGGGCTGAGCAGCTCATCAAAGCGCGATTTGCCAAGCAATTTCTGCATGGCAGTGACGCCGAGCACTTTGTGTTCATACGGGTCGAACCCGGCTTGTTCGACGATGCCGGCGACGATTCCCTCGTTGAGATATTTCCGGTTGGAGCGACCTTCAACCAGCTTCCAACCGAGCCACTCCTTGCCGCTGAGCGCCTGCTGCAGGGCGTATTCCTTGATGTCAGACGCCCAGGATATGAGCGCGTCTACCTTTACGAGGATGTCCTGGATCTCTTCGTCTGTCAGAAGCGGCGGGAGCTTGAACTCATACCGGGCAAGCGCCAAATTCGCTTCTGCACGCGCGCGGCAATCGTTTTTCGCTTTGCAGAACCCGCACCATTCGCCGCAGAGGAAATTCCCATCGCCGGCAAACGCAAGCTCTGCTGCGGGCTTCAACACGTCCTCCGCCCAGCGGTACAGATCCTCTTTGGGCATCTCAACCGTATCGACGTTATCCCGGCGCGGCTGGTAGATAGTCATGCTGACCATCGAGATGTCGTAGAGGTTGTCGAAGAGCTCCAGCGCACCGAGCGCGTAGCACATGAGCTGCGGGTTCTCCGCCGCCCGAACCAGTACCCCCATGCCATGCTTGTAATCGCAAATTCGTAGCGTGCCGTCCGCTATGATGAGCGCGTCCGCCGTTCCGAAGCCGTCCTCCACCCAACGGGAGAAATCGACTCTCTGCTCGATAAGCACCACCGGATCGACACAGACCTGTCTGGCGGCTTCTACCTGTTCAAGCACATACTCGGCGTAACCATCGGCGCAATCGTTCATCTCCTCGTTGTACCAGTTGAGATGCTCGGTGGGATCCTCTGCTGTCAAGCCCAGCACGCGCCGGAGCTTGTACTCGCAAAGCGCATGTGCGTCGGTGCCTTCGGCGGCGTAATTGCTGCCCTTGTCTTCGTATGTCTCGCAGAGCCTGGCAGATGGCGGGCAATGCAGCCATCGCTCGGAGCTGGATGCAGACAGTACGGCGTGTCCTTTAGGAGGCATTTCCCAGCACCTCCGCTTCGGCAAGCAGCGCTCGGTAATGCACCGGATCAAGCTCGGATAGTTTGTCTACACCGTGCTTCTGAAGCAGAGAGCGGATTTCGGTGGTATACCCTTTTCGGGATATCTCCGCTAATGCTGCTCGTACTTCTTCCAGCGTCATATCCGGCGTAGGATCGGCTGTTGGCGTTTCCGCACCGAACAATTCAGTCAGACGATTTGCAACGGCATTCAAAGCTGCGGTGGCACTGTGCAGTTCTTCGAGTGTCAGCGCCATAGCGCTTTCTTTGTTCATGAGATTTACCTCCTTTCCTGATTTGGCTCTGATCAGCCAGCATCGCTAGATTCCTGGCCAGGCGCCCGGACACAATGCTGATGGCAGTCAGAATCTCGATGAGCTCTGCATCTGCGGCAACGGTCCGGGGATTGGTTCCGTACATCTTTTCACCTCCCTGGAAGAAGCTTTCTCTTTTTGCTCCCTCTACTACTCAATGGAGATGGGAATGCCGTTTTGACGAAAAAATCGAAAAAATCTCCGACCGTTTATGAGACGGCCGGAGAGGTGTAATTTAGAATAAGTCCGGGTATTCGTTCTGCAGAAGTTCTTTAGCCTTCTTCAGACGGTAGAGAAATGTTGTGCGTGGGATTCTAATTTCAGCTGCAATCTCCGCATCTGAAAGCCCTGCCAAACGCAGATCACCGATGCAGCGTGCTTCAGGCATGATTTCTCCGAGACACTGAAAAAGAATGTCCAACATGATTTGATCGGTAACGACATCGTCGATGCTGGCGGACTGGTCGGCGAGCTCGTCAAGTAAGGAATATTCCTCGCCATTTTCATTCTCATGTGCGAGATCGAGAGAGAGGTTATCACCCGCCGCTTTAAATGGGCAGATGAGACAGTCACCATCGCAAAGCCATTGCTTCGACTTAGGGCACATGCATTGGCCGTGTGATTGGGCACGCTTTCTGGTAGCCCAGATATCGCGGTAGTAGGCGTAGTACTGCGGCTCTGTGACCTCGACCCACTGCTTTTCGTGTGGCAGGTAGATCTTGTAGATGCGGGGTTGACTTTGATTGGGATGGTTTGACATAAATACAGCTCCTTCGTTCTTCAGATTTCTGAAATCCGCCGGAGCCGTCGAATCCGTAGAGATTAAATAACGGCCGGGATAGTTCTCTGGTTTGAGAACTAATCCTGGCCGTCGTGCAGCTCTGCGGATTTTTTGTTGTTGTTATTTGCTTACGCTGAGAGAATATGGCTTTCTACATTGAAAGCAGAAGCACTGATGCGTGTGATGATTGTGATAACATTCTCGCGTTCGATTATTAGAGACTCACCGATCCTTAGTTGGGCCTTGGTTTTTTGCCCCTTATAACG